GTTGCAACCTCTGCATTTGGTGAAACATTAATATCATCTGGATGTACAACTACACGAGCATAATCCTGTAATACTTGGTTAGTTGGAATACCTAATTCAACTGTTCTTAATTCAACTGTTAATTTTTCTTCTGGATCTTTATTTCCAAAGAACAAATCAATAGATGTAATGAAGCAACCTGTGTCATCAGTTGTAAATGATTGTGCAAGAGGATCATCATTATCTGGAGGTGGTGGTGGTCTTCTAACAATAACTAAGGTGTTACGATAAGTATCAACAAGTCCTGTTGCACGATAAGTTGTTTCTCCAGAACTTATCAATAAACTACCAACATTACCTTCTCTGTTTGTTGGACTTGTTGTTAATTTAAAGCTACTTGTTCCTATTCTAAATCTTAAAGGTGGTGGTGGTGATGCTAATGGATCACGGAAGAAGAATGAACCAGATAAGTCACCAAAAGTATCAGCAACTAATCTAACATTTGAAACCTCTGCTTGTGCTCCACTTGATCTACCTAGTACTGTTATTCCACTTCCTGTTGGGATATATCCAAAGAATCTTCCCTGCGCTTCATCTGCCAATGAATTAACATCAACATTTAATACAGTAGATGATGCGGAATATACTGCACCCAATGCAACAGAAGTATTGTATGGATTAGCATTAAATGTTTCAACTGGATCAAGTATATTTCCTTTCTTATGATCTGATTGTGCTAATCTTAATGTACAAACATTTACACCAGTTGAATCAAATACATCTACAATTTCACCTTTTTGGAAAATACCGTTCACCATATCAATTTCAAGTAATTTGGGAACTATATCAATACCACTAGTACTATCAAAGAATGGATAGAATCTTGCAACTGGTCTTAATCCTTGTGTATGGAAAACAACGTTTCTTGATCTTATATGAGTATCAGGAACACTACTTGTTCTAATTGATTCAATATATGAACCATCAAAATTACCTGTTATTCTTCTTTCACCACCATCAACTTGAATATTTCTAACCCAACTATCAGTTCTAGGAGTAAGATCAATAGTACCAGTAAAATCAATCATGTTAAATGGGTTAACATTCTCGACTCTTGATGCTAATGGTTGATCTAAGAAAGTAGTTTCAGTATAATCTAGTGTTAATAGATCACCTGTTTTTCTGACATTAGGATCTAATAATTCTAAATCTTCTGAGAAATCTGCAGTATCAACATTTGTTGAAAGATTAAGTGCTACTTCTGGTTGAATTGACCAAAAATCTAACGGAACATTTAATTCTTTGTTTGCAACATCAATCGCACATTTATTATCAGGATTAACTCTATCTAATAAATCAGTGTTTTTGAAATCATCAACAAAAAATCCTGTTTTAAATCTTGATAAACCATCAACATCTTGTACTTGTAAAGTCTTAGTATCTAATTCAAGCAAACTAAGAGATGTTGTTTCTTCTAATACATCAATTCTACCTTCAAGTAGTCCAATGTCCCTCATTGTATATCGAACATTGTCAACCACTTTAACAATAGCATCATCTGGATCATAAAGATAAGCAGGTAATTCTATTGTTGCAATCTCCATTGCATTTTCAATTATTGGAGGTGCTTTAGGTGATAAATTAGAAGTTCCTTTTATAACAGATGGATTTCCAAGAGTGTCTATAACTAACTTATCTGTTCTTGGTAGATAGAAATTATATCCTATAATTGAACTTTCATTGGGTTTTACAATAAATGATGGATTAACATTACCAGCAGCACCAAATAATCTATTTTGGAATGCAAATGGTGATTCAGCACCAGTATATGTTGTAACTCTAGGTCTAAAGTCAATAGTATCAGAAGCTCTTAGACCACCTTCTAATTCTGGTATATCTGAACTAAATCTTTCTTCTGGATATGAAGCAACACTATAAAAGTCTCCAACATCATTTGTAGGAACAGTAAATGCATCATATACAATTAATAATTTCTTAGTTGCAGGTGGGAAATTCTGTTTTCTAACTAATCTAGAATAATCATAGAATTGTTCTCTCTGTCCTTTATCAAGTTCATATCTATTTGTAATATTTAAGAAACTACCTACAGTTATATCTTGTAAAGAAGTTACAATAGCAGATTCTTCAAAGTCTACAGTTTCACCTACTGTAAATTTAGTAGGAGTTAGATATGCAATTTCAACTTGAGTTCCAGATAATTGACCTGTAATCTGTGCTACTGCACCTGTTGTTCTACCTAATATCTTTTCACCAAGAATTGATGCTGTATTTAAACTCAATCCATCAGGGAATGTTAGTTTATCAAGTATAGGAGAATTTGTGTCAATGGATTCAAATACACCAATAACTCTTGCAACATCAGGTATATTAAATGAGATTTCCTTATCTTCAACTCTTAAACCATAAGCAGGACTTCTATCCATACCACTTGCAGTTGTATTAATACCAACAGCTGTTTTAAGTATTTCAAGTTTTTGACTTCTAATATAATTTTTTTGCTTACTCTTAAGTGCTTGTTTCTTAAGAGTTGAAGATACCACAACGTTACTTTGGCTAGCAGTTAATCCATTAATTGTTACTGTTTGACTATCAGTATTAAGAACTACCTGATCATTAGTTAAAGGTTCTACTGTTCCATTTGAGTAATGAACAGAATATCTTTCTTCATCAAAAGCTTCATAAAATGCACTACCAATTCCACTTGCTGCCAAGTCAAAAGTAAGAACTCCATTACCATCAGTGTCTTCACCCGTAATATTAGCTCCAACTACAAGATTTGCTGTTGATAGATTAATATCTGATACATTATTATTACCTATACGAGCATATAAACCCTTGTTTTCATTAAGATTGATATTTGGTACCCCAAATGCAAACGTAGGGGTTACAGAAGCACCAGTGGGCAATGCACCGTTACATATACCAGTTACATTAGTAACTGCTGCTAATGTTAATGTAATTCCATCTGATGATACATTTGTTATTCTATTAAACCTTTCAGTTGTTTCTCCTGGTAATGTATATCTTACAATCGTGTCTGTTTTAATACCTGCAAAACTCTTACCAGCACATGTTGCGATACCTGCAGCATTTATATTAAGAACATCAGATACATTGAATCCTGTTGGAATTTTACGATTTAATACTGTGTCTGCAACAAAATCACTTGCATATCCACTTAATGTTGATGCATCTTGATAAACAGATTTTACATCTTCAACACCAAAAATTCTAACTGTTTGAATTGAACGTGATAATTCTGGATCTTCATTTATAATGATACCTTCACCAGCAATGAAAGAACCAGTAACTTGTGTTAATTTAACAATAGTGCTACCACCACCAGCTGCAGTTGCATAACCAGTCGCACCACTACTTATTCCTCTAACATAAGAGGCATCAGGCATTTGGGTATTGCTAACTGCTGAATTTAAAACAAGTCTTGTAAATGTCTGTATGTCAAATAAATGCAATTCCCACTCACTCGAATCATCTACATAAGCAGCATTACGAACATTAAATGAATAGCATCTTGCTTGTCCAACTAATTCACCAGTACCAGCAGTATTTGAACCTGTTCTTTGATTATATAATTCAACAAATTTAGTATCATCTTTAATATTAGGTGCTGGAACACCAAAAACATTATTAACTCTTAGAATAGTTCCCATTTGATATGGGACTAATGATGCATCAACTACTTGCTTATCTCTTGGTTTTTCTACATCAATTATACTTGTTCCTGTTAATTCAATATCATATCCTTTAACATATGCCTTACCAGCAGATATTTTAACACACATCAAATCATCAGATGGTGTATTTTGCTGATCTGTTATTTCATTTGATTTAAATATACCTTCATTAGATATTCCATCACTTAAAGAATTTTTAACTTGAACATCAAATTTTTGAACAGAATAATGTCCTGATTCGTCAAAAGTTCTTTCTGCAAAGTAATCTCTGATTAATGAATATTGTGATTTAGTAACAATTTTCTTTATTTCACCATCATCAATTCTTAAAAGTTCAATAAAGTTTGTGTCATTGAAATCTGTTAGACTTTTCTTAGCCAGTGTTGTAGTAATTTTAAGTCTGTCAGCACCTGGTGCAGCAAAATTTGAAAATCCTCTTGCATTATCATATAAGGAATCTTCATCTTTAGCAGTAACTAATTGCTCATCAATATTAAGACCAACCCTATAAGAAGGTGCATTAGAATATGGATCTAATACAATTTTATCCGTAGATACGTCTACAAAAGTTCCTCTAATAAAATATGTTCCAGAAGATATACCAACAGCAGATCCAGTTGATGAAGCATTTGTATCTACAAGAGTTAATACAGTTTCACCTTCATTAACAGCAGTATTTCCATATACAAATGTTGATTCTGTTATTAAACTCTCACCATCTGTTAAAATAGATATGGTATTATCTGGTCCTGACTGTAAATATCTAACATAGATTGTTAAATTGGTAACGTCATTCTCAAAACCAACATACTCATAACTATCAATTGTTATTATTATACCTGATTTTTCTCCTCGTAATCTTAGACCTACTAATTCTTCTGCATATAACGATACTGGTATTCCTAAATGAGTTTCATTTACTTTTACTGAATAATATTGTGAGTCGTAATTTATATTACCTGGTATCACCATAGACCCATCTTTAAAGATGTGACTACCAAAAGTTTCGATTTGATTTTGTAAAGAAGATTGTAGGGTTGTTAATTCCCTTGCTTGTACAGGAAATCCAGGTTTGAATAGGACTCTGTAAAATTTGTCTTCCTTATTAAAATCATCATAATAAGGACTTATATTTAAATTCGTTTTTTGTGGCATTTTTTAAAATTCCAAGATGATTTTAATGTCTTCCTTTTGTCTGGAGTTTCGGGTGATCAAAGGTCTATTATCTAAGTAGATTATTTCACCTGACCCTTTATTTATCTCAGGAGAAGCAAGACCATTTGTGAAGTTTACTCCTAATGAAATAACTTTATTTCCTGTAGGATTGGTGCTTATACCAGTGAAATTTTGATCCACAGTCGCAGTAAATCCACTTGTAGGTGCAGTTATACTCTCTGCAGATGATTCAAAAGATAAAACTTTTGCTTCAGTCGTAACTCCAACATAATCAGTTTGATCAGATGTAGTTTGATTGAAGTATAATGATCTATCTTGATAATATTTAATCACATTAGTATCAGTATCATAAGAAACAATGTATCCTTCAGCTGTTCCACCAGTTACAGTTTGTTGAATTTTTTCACCAATAGTTGGTGTTCCTGTAGGAGATACAATCTTAACTGCATTTACTGATGAGAAATCATTCGCAGTATATGTTGATGTTGATCCTATTGAAGTGGGATTTTTTATGATACTTATTTGTGCAAATTTTGTATCAGTTGGAAAATCCTTCGTAGAATCATCAAATCTAGCATAAATTAAAAGTTTATCAGTTCCTAATTCTTTATATAAATCAAACCCATGACCTCTTGAAGGTGGGATAATTGGTATTAATTTTGCATAATTTCCAACAGAAACTCCTGAATTACCAAGAGGTCCTAAGTCAACCATACCATAAGTATACCCCTGTCCACCTGAAGATACGTTAGTTTTTATTATTTTACCGTTACTATCAGTGTCAATAACAACTTTAGCACCAGTACCATCTCCAATAATATCAACTTCTCTACCTACAATGTTCTGAGAATAACCAAAACCTTGTTTATCAATATAAACTTTTTTAATTTGATTATTATTTATTGTAGAATCTCCATTTTCACGCACTGATTGAATCTGTGTCTCTGATGAAGTAGGCCAACTACCAGGAACTGAAATATATTCTGTTGAATCAAATTTTATAATATCACTTGGAGGAACTGTGAAAAGATACTTCCAAATATATCCATCACCACTTTCACCTGCTCTTGTTGGTTCTAAATCAGTAAATAGTGGTTCATCTTGAGATGCATTTCCAGTTGTACTAATTCCAGAGGAACCATTATCAATACAAACATAAACATCAAAGTTTTTATTCATTACATAGTAATTTGAATCATATAATCTTGTAGAATTAGTTACAGGAGATGGACTTGTCACACTATAATCATGACGATACATCTCATATCTTGTTCCCTGTGTCCAATTTCTTCTTGTTATTAACCTTCTTACGTTCGCACTAGTTACTTTTTTACCAAATATCTGTGTATCTCCAGCGTGATCTATGTAGTTTAAATTATCAGTTGGATTTGGTGTATTTGTATTCCAAGCTGTGGTTCTACCAAACCCAACAGCAAGTGCTGGATTAGCAAGACCTAATACAACATAATAAGAATTAGCAGAGTTATCTACAGTCTCTACAAAATTATTTGCATTTAGAATTCTAAATTGATCTGTTACAATTGCAGCCATATCATTAGCTTTTTTCTATATTTATACTACCCAAGATCCTTTCTTAATGAACCATTGTCCCTAAGACCGAAATCTCTTCTCTGGATAGATGGGTAAGTCGTTAATCCAGAGTCTATTGTTAATCCAGTTACCCCGATTGATATTGGATTTTCTCCTCTAGTGAATCCTGAGAGTCTACCCCATGAGAATCCACCAATAGCAGTTCCAAGTCCAACAGAAGTACTAATACCAGTGGTATTAACACCAGTCATGATATTACAGGTAATAGTATTATTACCTGAATTGAATGCGTTAACAAAGTAGATATTATCAACACATGTAGTTCCAGTAGCAACAACTGTTGAGTTATCACTAACCACTGATGTTACACCATGACCAACTTGTGTCTCAAATATGTATACAGGATATCCAACTTTTAAATCTGTGAGAACTGAACCTGGATTATTTGCCAAATCTGCATTTAAAGTGAATTTAAGTGCAAGTGGATGACCTCCTATACCATCTGTTACTGCTATACCAATAATATCACCATCAAAACCTTCAACATTTGATATTAGATCAACATCCTCTTTTATAGCATTTGGTAAGGGTGCTAACACTTGAGGAACAGCAGATCTTGTATAACCAACACCAGGATTTGTAATTGTTGTGCCAGTTACAATTCCATTAGTAATTGTTGCAGTAGCAGTAGCAGTGGCTCCAACACCAGCACCAATAGCATGAGGAGCAGAAATTGAAATTGAAGTTGTAGCACCAACATATCCACTTCCACCACCTGTTATTGAAAGTGATGAAATAGTTCCTGCAGCAGATACTACTGCTGTAAATCCAGCTGCAACAGGGTTTGTCGAACCAACTATCAATCCACCAACTACAATATTAGTTAAAGCAGAATAATCTTCTTCATATCTAAAGAATTTTGCATTATCAACAAATAATTGATTACCAGTTGTTGAAACATCATCAATAATTTTAGCAGTTGGATATACTTGAGATTCAATTGAGTCTCTTGTTTTAAATACAATCTCACCATTTACTTTCTTATCAACTTTTTGTTTTGTCCAACTTAGTGGTTTAAAGTTTCTTTCATCAACCCCTAATTGTGTGTATAAATTAGTTTCTACTTCATCAGAAGCTGTGATTGAATAAATGGTTCTTGGATCTTGTGTTGTAGTTATACCTGAATTTTCTTTAAACACCTGAACTATGTCACCTGTTTTTATAGTAGGTGATACTGATGAACCAGCAGCAACTTGAACAGAGTCAACACCAGATGTTCCTTTATAGAAGAAAATATCAATTACATCTGATGCATCAGGTGCTTGTGCAAATTCAAATGATGTACCTCCATCAAAGGTATATGCGTCACCAGGATCTTGAATAACACCATTAATGAATATGAGTAATAATGCATCAAGATTAATTAATGATGAATCTGGTCTGTCATCATCAACTTCAAAACTTAATAAACTTGCATTGTATATTAATGGGAATCTCTTTCTTACACCGTCCTGTAAATCTTTTATTGAATCAATGAAATCAAATTCACCAAAATTCCATGATGAATATTGATCCCTAAACACATCAGTAACTGTGAGTTCAAAATCATTAATTAATGATGAGGAATTTAAGAATCTATCAGTAACTAATCCAACAGGTTTAAATACATCACCTATCTTAAAGTTATATCCATTATTATTTAATTTAAAGTTAACTACTTCATAAGATGTAGAACCTATACCAACTGAAGTATTAGCAGCTCCCACTTCAACATCTACTGTAACACCTGTTCCAGTATCAGTTGTTGAACCTATTCCTCTTCTTGAAACACCAGTAATTGGTAGATTTTGATAGGATGGTGCGGAAACTTCAATGCTTGGAGTCACATATCCTTTTCCAACACTGGTAATATTAAATTTAAGTGCACCACCAGTTCCTTTTGGTGCTTTACCAACATTAACAGAAATCTTATTTGCAGCAGGAA